CTATGATGGTGGAGATGATAAATTTAAGATAGCATCAGGGGCAACAACAACAGTAACTGATAGATTTGTTATAGATAGAACAACTGGCAATGTTGGTATTGGAACAACAACACCGACAGCCCTACTACACATCGCAGCAGGAACAACAACGAACCCACCAATCAAACTAACCAGTGGGACAAACCTAACAACAGCCGAAGCAGGCTCTATAGAATACGATGGCTGCAAGACATACATCACAAACGTGGCAACACAAAGAGCTATAGACCGAACAAGCGACGTAGCAGTTGAAACAGTGACAGTGAGTGGAGCAGCTGGAGACGAAGGCACAACCGAGACACTACTATGGACAGGAGTAATGCCAGCCAATAGCCTATGTGCAGGTAACGTATTTAAAGTTCACTGTGATGGAATAGTAACTAACAATAGTGGAACCGCTGGAGATGAAGTTACTCTAAGAATATATGTTGGAGCAAGTGATACACCAGTAGCAACTTTAGAAACAAACACAAGACAATTAACAGACCAAGACTGGCATATGGATGCTAATGCTACTCAAAGAACTATCGGAGCAACAGGACAAAGAGCAGTTCATATTCATTTAGAAGTTGGAGACGCTACTGCTAGGGGAGATATTACTTCAATGGTTGGAATAGCAACAATAGATACAACAGCGAATATGGATGTAACTATCACAGCTCAATGGGCTAGTGAAGACGCTTCAAACGTGATAAGTCTTTACCAAGGATTCATGGAGTACAAGAACTAGAGGTAAATAATAAATGAAATATATAACTAAAGAACAAGAAGTAACAGAGAGAATTATAGAGAAAGCAGAGAAACAATACAACTTTTACATCTTACAAGATGCAGAAGGAATAGATGGCAAAACAGTACAAGTAAAAAAGCACATCGGACAATTCAGTCTTTCAAGACTTGAACAACAAAAAAAGGCTATTGAAGCACAGCTAAGCGAAGTCAACGACAAGATAAAAGCAATATCAGAATAAAGGAAGTAACACTGATGAACAAGACAGAGAATGAAAGAATGGCGATAGTAGAAACCAAGATAGACGCAGTTCAAAACGACGTTGGAGAAATCAAAGACGCCCTCAACAGACACATCGAAGATATGCCTAAGAACTTCGCTGGTAAATGGGTCGAGAAAGGATTCTGGATAATCGCAGGTACAATCATAACAACAGCAATAGGGATAATGATAGCAGTACTATAAATAAATACTTTTAAAAAGATTAAAAATAGTAATAAGAATATATAAAATGATAATCGATACTAAAATCAAAAATTTCTTCGTCACCGACAAACTAGCGTATGAAAACTGGGGTGTCAAAGGACAAGGGCAAAACTATTATGTCACAGGCTTCATCAGCACTGACGAAGTAGACTTATACAACGAGGTCGTAACACCTGATGCCATGAAGAGCATGGTTGACCAATTAAGAAAAGGCAATATTAAACTAGATGTGGAGCACGAAACCTTTAGTGGACAAGCAGACATTCCAATCGGAAGGATAATAGACGCTCAAATGGTCGAGGAGAAAGGCAACACAAAAATCTGGATTAAAGCCAGCATCAACAAAGCACACAGCAAATTCAACGAGGTATGGAAGAGCATAAAAGAAGGCTTCTTAGACGCTTTCAGCATTGCATACAAGCCACTATCATCAATAAAGAAGATGGTTGACGGAGTTGAAGTCAATCTTTTAAAAGCTATCGAACTATTAAACGTAGCAATAACAGGCAACCCAGTCAACAAAGGAAGTAAGATGGTCGATAGTTTTATGAAAAGCGTTCAAACAGAAAACTTAATGGAGGAGACAAACATGAGTGAAGAACAAACACCAGTTGCTAAGGAGGAACAGCCTATTGAAAAAGCACCTGAAGAAGTTAAAGAAGAAGTAAAAGAGGAACCAAAAGAAGAAGTTAAAGAAGAAGTAAAGGTTCCAGAAGTAACAAAAGAAGATGTTGCAGAAGTAGTCAAAGAAACAACTGAAGCAGTGAAAGACGAAGTCAAAGAAGAGATTAAAGAAGGAGTTAAAGAAGAGATTAAAGAAGCAGTTGACGACGCACTGAAAGCACCATTAGACGCAATAAAATCTTTGAGAAAAGACATTGCAGAATTAAAATCCCAACTAGAGAAACCTATACTGAAAGCAGTATCAGATTCGCCTCAAGTAGAGATGAAAAACGCAAAAGCCATGGACTTCATTTAGTTGAAGCCATCGCACAAGGAGGAAAAATAAAATGCCAAGTGGAAATATAACACAAGGATTTGGAGTGTCAAACGCATACGCACAGTCATTCGGAGCACTACCAGATAAAACAGTATACTCAGACGCAGCTGGGCTAAAAGGAGTGTCAAGTATTGACATGAGAGATAGTTTAGGAAAAGCATTCGGAGTAGGATTAAAAGCTCACGGAGTAACATCAGGTGGAGTAGGTACAACAGGATATGCTATGATACCAGTTTATGTAGACCCTAGAATAATTGATACTACAAGAAAATATACACCTCTTGTTGAATTAATACCTAGAGTTACAAACCAAGGTATGTACGCAGATTACAACAATATCACAGCTAAAGGTGGAGCATTCAGCGCAGCTGAAGACGCAGCACTTTCAGAAACCAACACAACTTATGATAGATACAGCACAGCTATAAAGTTCTTGTACTCAGTCGGAAGAGTCACAGGTCCATCAGTAGCAGCACAACCTAGCTACATGCTCGCAGGTATGTTACCAGGCGCAGGAGCAACAGGTCCATTCGCAGACCAAAACGCACCTAATGCTAAACAACAAGAAGTACTCGTTAAAGCAAGAGAGCTAAGAGAGTACGAAGAAAACACTATTATAAACGGAAACGCAACAGCAACCACAAGCGACTATGATGGAATCGTAGTTTTAATGAGTTCAACAAACACTGTTGATAAGAACACCTCAGCGCTTAGCTTAGACGACGTTCAAACAGCAGTTAGATACGCTTTCGACGATGGTGGAAGACCAAACTTAGCAGTAGCATCAAGCGATGTATACACTGACTTGTTAAAATTATTAACAGCTAAGATTGGATACTTACAACCAGTTAAAGAAGTCTTCTGGGGATTCGAAACAATCGTACTTAACACTATGGTTGGACAAGTACCAGTTGTGCCTAGTATGTTCTTAAGCAACTCTACAGGTAGTAAAGCAATTTACTTCTTAGATATGAGTGTTGTTGAAATGAGAGTATTACAAGACGTGACTTACGAAGAACTAGCAAAAACTAATGATAGCGAGAAATTCATGTTGAAGATTTATGAGACATTCATAATTAAGAATACAAGTTTCTGCGCATCAATTACAGAGATAGCATAGAGCTATCTTCCTGTAATAGTATAGGAGGAATATTACAATGACAAACGTAAACGCAACAGTTATTGAGCTTTCACCAATAGGTGGTAAGACCAATGAAGGTTATTTTATCGGATTATTAGAAGCAACTAATAGAGCTGCTCAGAATGATACGATAACAATCACTAACTGTAGTAAAGTAGAAATAGCTAATTTAGTTGATACAGATGATACATTGGAGACAATGACTTATGCAACCAACGTGATTACTATGACAAGAAGCGACAGCACAGCAGTTAATGGAATCGTTGTATGTCGTAAATAGGGAGGTAAATATAAATGACAGCAGCAGCAGTAAAAACTGAAACACTAGTGGGTGGAGTAGGATTAAACATTCAAACAACAGGTACAAACATAAAGTGTGCATCATACACTGTTACCACAGCTAACGCAGACGACTGGGTTGTAGTTGATGATTTCACAGTTGTTACAAACGCTTATGCAGAACTGGTATCAACAGGAGTTAATTGTGCTTGCACAATCGATGGTTCAACTACTAACAAGGTCGTACTAACTGGTACAGCAGGAGCTAATAGACTAATCGTATGGGGTTATTAAAGTGACAGCAACAGTAGTCGATGCAACATTTGTAGCTGGTGTTGGTTTAAATAAACAAATAACTGGAACAAACCTTAAAGTTGCATCATACACAGTGACATTAATAACTACTAAAGATTGGATTGTAGCTAGTGAATTCACAACTGTAACCAATGTTCACGCAGAAGTAGTAGCTACTGGTGTAATTAATGAAGTGTTAATCACAGCTAGTAACAAACTAACTTTCCAAAGCGCAACAGTTGGAGCAACTAGAGTAACTGTTTGGGGATACTAATAATATCCTAATTTTTTTATTTTTTAATTTTTTTAAATAACATTTCACATTCACAAATGGTACACACAACAAGTAGTATAGGAGGAAAACAAATGATAAATGATAACTCTAAAGTAGACCCTAAGTGCGAAATCGTATATGACGATAAAGGTAGGGCAGCGCTTAAAATAATCAGAGATGAGCCATCAATAGTTGAGGCAGTCGTTGAAGAATCGATTAAACTAGTGGTTGAAGAGGTTTCAGAAGAAGAAATAGCTGAGATTGATGAATTAATAGTTGATAAACCTAAGAAGAAAGGTAAGAAGAGAAAATGAAGATTATCGAATTGACAGGTACAGCTAGTGCAACAGGTGGTTTAACAGTCACTGACACTGCAAACGTGGTTGGCAGAGTTGAAAAGATTGTTTATGACTGGAGTGATGGAGACGCAATCGCAGACGTCGTATTCACTAATGAGGACGGCACGGCAGCAACTAGTATTATGACAAATAAGAGGTAATATATAATGTCTTATGTAACAGCAGATGAGGTTTACGCGACAGCGGGTAATTCAAGCACTGAAGTATCCGAGGCTAACGTGAAAAGTTTCATTCTTGACGCTGAGGGTGAAGTTGATAGGTTTACTAACACTACTTATTGGAAGGTTGAAGAGAGTGCAACGGCTGATAGCGCAACCGATGATACTTTAACTGACACTGGAGCGTTCGCTGATGACGTGTACGCTACTGATTACGTTTGGATTTATAGTGGTACTGGTAGTGACCAGGTTCGAGAGATTGAAAGCCACACCGATGACATCTTAACAGTTGATAGGGATTGGACTACTAACCCAGACAGCACTAGCAAGTATAGAATTATACACACAGGAAGCCCAGCTTACATAAGCGTCTCTGAAGGCTTATACGACGGCGACAACACGGACAACTTGTTTTTACCTAAGTACCCCTTACGTTTACTTGAAAGCCTTACAATCGAAGATACGAGCATTACAACTACTACAGTGTTTCAATACAAGGCTACAGGCAAACTATTACTGAGTGAAGATAGCGAAGTAGAATACTTCTCCAGTAAGAAAGCACAAGAGAACATCATCAGTTACTGGTGGGGAGTTTACCCTATACCAAGGCTCGTACAACGATACGTTAAAGTAATAACAGCTTTGAAAACCTTGATGGCACAAGCAGGAGGGACACATAACATTCCAAGTACTTACAGCTTACCAGAAGGCAGCTTGACGATAGGTCAAGCATACATTAATATCAGAGGAGCGTTTGACATGCTCGATAAAGAAAGACTTAACCTTGAGCGAAAACTGAGAGTTTTCGTGTCAATAGTATAAAAAAGTATTTTTAACATAACAACTCGGAGTGCCGAGTATAAACAATCAAGTATCCTAGGGAGGAGAAACGTACAATGGCATTAAATTTAGCAGGTGGAGTGATAGCTTACGCTACAATGATTGATGGGTTTTCTAAGACTATCAGTAAGACGACAGTCACAAAGACAACTAATCCAATTACAGGAGAAGACGTATTAACCGATGGCACCCCAGGTAATATAACAGGGGCGTTCTTTAGACGTGAAGACTCATGGAGTCAAGACAAGGAAGGTTTATTCCAAGGAGCAGACGCAGTCCTAATGGTTAAACCAGCAGTTTCAATTTCTAAAAATGATAAATTAACTTATGATGGAGAGACTTACAGGCTTAATAGTGTAGTTACTAGGAGGCTTAACGGCTCAGCGTTTTACATCATGGGAAGGTGTTTTAAAATATGATTAAGACTTACAAGGAAGCTTTACAAGACGTGCTCAACGGCATTGGAATAGATGTTCATAGAGCACTAGTTGGTAACGCACCAGTCGTTGACGGAATGTTAAAGAATGGTATAAACTTCAGAGTTAATGGTAACGAGATAGAGTTCACGATGCCACAATACGCAGTGTACGTCGAGTATGGCACTGGAGGAGTTAAGAAGAGTCAAGTAAGCACTGTAGAAGGAGAGACAACAGTTATCAACGCAAAACCTGACAGGAAAATGCCTGTTTACAAACAAGGTGGAGAATGGAAGAGTTTCCTAGACCACTGGGCTAAAGTAACCTTTGGAGATGAAAAAGTGTCTTTCGCACTCGCAAAGCACATTCAAATGTATGGTACTGCACCACACCCTTTCATCAGACCCGTTCTTTATAGTGAGTTAATACCTATTATTAAAGAGAATTGGAATAAGCACATGGCAGGTGTTGATTATAATACTATTAAAGGAGGAGCATCATAATGACAGTTACAGGACTAATTGATATTAATGAAATTGAAGAAGAGCTTAGTGTATTCGTAAAGAACGAAAACATTATAACTACGGCGACTAGAGGTGTCACTGCTAGCACTACAGATAGTGGAACTTGGACTGGAGCGACGAGTCATTCAATAGCTAGAAGTAACATCAGGAATATTAGGAGCATCACAGTTGGTGGAGTAGCTATAACCTTTGGAAACGACTACACAGTAGACTACTTCTTCTTAGACACGACAAGGAAGTGTAAGATAACACTCAACGCAGCACAGACAGGAGCTTACGTCATCACATACGACTACGGAACAACCGATAAGATATATACTAACTGGCCACAAGGAACACTCACGATAAGCGCTTACCCAAGGATTATAGTGGAAGTGTTAAACGCACCTACAGAAGATGATTCGATAGACAAGTACGACAAGATAACAAAAGTACAAATAACAATTACAGTAATGAGTTCAAGCAAGACCGACGTGAACGATTACATCAAAAGTTTAAGAGAGAGCTTCATGGAAAACCAGACAAGCTTTTATTATATTCCTTACATTAAACCTTTCTCAGTAGGACCATTACTGCCACAACCAAGTAAGAAAGACAAGATATTCAGCAGGGTGTTAGAACTACAAGGTTTATTCAAACAGGAGATAGTAAGTTAATAGGAGGAGAAATAAAATGGTAGATTCACAATTTAGGACTGAAATACAATATGGTCGAGAGACAACTTATGGTACGGAGGTAGCAACAACAACTGAGATAGGAAAGGTTACAAACTTTACACCTAGTAACGAAAACAATTATTTATACACTAGAGGACTTGGGGAAGGTCGAAACGTGGTTAACACTCTCTTTGGTAATTATGATTGTGGTGGAAGCTTAACATGGGAGGTTCACGACTTCGAGTTTTTACAACACTGGATAGGACCAAAGAGTGGAGCGGGAACTGCAGGAGACCATTATATTCTAACAGAAGCAAACGTTGTAGGAGTTACGAATACTACTGACATTACACCTTTTAGTTTAGAAGTAAACCATCAAAACAACACTGATGATGACACTGATACATATGTTGGTTGTGTAGGAAACACTTTCAATCTTAATGGACAAATAGGTGGTAAACTAACAGCACAAGGGAGTTTTGTAGCTCAGAAACCAGTTTCAAGTACGACAGGAACATCTTACACTGCAGTAACAACTAACCCTTGGATAATGGTTCAAGGAACATGGAGTTGGGGAAGTTCACCAACACAACTTAGTGGAGTACAAGCATTTAGTGTTAGTCATAATAACAATTTGATATTATCAAGAGACCTTGATAGTAGATTTATAAGCATACCAGTTGCAGGAGTGGCTGACTATAATTTTAATTTATTAATAAAGATGACTTCAACAGTTGCAACAACTCTCAGAGACGACTTTTATGGAGCATCAAACACTCCAAGCACAGGAGTTGCAAGTGCTAGTCCAACAGCTAACTTAGAGTTCAAAATAGAGTTTAGTGAGGGCAGTAGTTCATCAGATAGAAATGCTAACATCTGGCTTGACCAGTGCAGCATTGATAATATTAGTAAACCAGTAGCAGTCGGTGACAACCTTGTAATATTAGAAATTAACGGAACTGCAAAGAGTGGACGAGGTAACACCCCTATAAATTGGTGGACTATATAAAAATGATAAAGGATACGATAGCTAAATGGCTTAATAACAAAGTCTTAAATAATTATACTAAGATAGAATTATCCATTGGACCAGTGTATTTAAAACCTTTAAATCACGGAATAATAAATAGGGTTAAAAGTAAAAGTACTATAACAGGTACTTTAATGAACGACGCTTTCTTCTTTCAACTATTAGAGTATGAATTAATAAATTTAAGTGATAAAAAAATTGATGGTTTAAGTATAGATGATGGTAAAAAATTGAGACTTGCAGTTCAAAACGAGTGTATTAAACGAGGAGTTGCACACATTGAAAGTAATGGTGGCTCTGATAAAGAATTAACAGTTGAAGATGTACAAATATTTGAAGATATGAAAGTTGAAGCTAATGATGCTATATCTAAGTATCGTGATGAAGCAATTAAAAGAGGTGAAGTTTCAAAATGGTAAGTGAAGCACCGATAGTTGCAAAGATAGTCATTGATGACTCTGGAGTTAAAGGATTAGGGTCTGGTGGTGGTGGAAGCCAAAATGATAAGAGTAATAAAGAAACTAAAAAGATTTTAAGTCAGATAGCTAGAACTCTAGGTTTATCACAAGGATTACAAATGAATACTATGCAATTACTAGCTAGAGGGTTCTATGATTTACTAAAGTTTTTTACAGGTTCAAAAATAGCAACAAAAGCTACAGAAGCACTTTTAACAGAGGGTGCTTTTGCAAAACTATTCGCTTCTGATGGAATGCTTACAGGAATGGCTGCTTATCTAGTAGGGTTCTCTGCAGCAGAGAAACTAGGTGGTGTAAATATAAATGGTGTAAAAGTTGAATCCACAGATGAAAACTTTGCAGGAGGATTAGACCAAGCATCTAAAAGTCCTATTGCTAAATTGTTTAAAATTGATGATGACTTAGATAAATTTTCTAGTATAGTACTTACAACTAACACTAATTTGAAAGATACCCCAAGTACTGCAGCAGTTATAGATACTGAAAGTCAAGAAGTAGCAGCTAAATATTCTTTATGGAAGTATAAACTAGACACTATAATTAATAATCTACCAACTAGTGGTGGTAGTTCAGGTGGTGGGGGGTACTATCAATTATCAAATGGAAGCACTACAACGAGTCTCGCTGCAGCTCAAGCAGACGCAGCTAGTGGTGGAGCAGGACAGAGTATAATGGGAACACCAGCAAGTACACCAAATATAGTTAGTAATGAAAACACTAGTGCATTCTTAACATTAGCATCAGAGATACTAAATAATAGCCAACAAACCAGTAGTAATGGAGTAATAAATATTAATTGACCATGA